ATTTATGATTCACTATATGCTCCAGTTAATCACCCTGACAATGCAAGTTATAAAATTATGAGTATCAGCGGAACATCAATGGCATCACCTCAAGTTTGTGGGCTAGGTGCTTTACATTTAGGAGTTGAACCTACATTAACACCTGCACAACTTAAAGCGAAAATTATAGCAGATGCAAAAAACGTTATATTTGATACAGGTGCTGATAATGATTATGGAAATACTACCACAAGTTTAATGGGAGCTTCTAATAATATGCTTTTTAATAGATATAATAAGCAACCATATACCACTCGTGGAGCAGTGAGTGTAATAAATACTGCAATAGGATTTAAATCAAATGGATAAAATAAAAGTTATTTTAGGTATACAAGGAATTATTATAGGATTTTTGGTGATGTTTTATTTGCTAGGAGCAATAACAATGTTAGCATTAGAACTTGAATATATGACTGGTGAATGGGAATATCATGAACAATTACACGACAGATACGGTGAACTAGATGGCAATTAATTTTCCAGGCACTCCTTCAAATGGCGATACTTTTACTCAAGGAACTACAACCTGGCAATACAACGGCACAGGCTGGGCCATAAAAGATTCTACAGTTTCTAATACTGTTTTTAAAACTTTCTTAGCTGACACAGGTACAACCACAGCCGACGCAGTAAATGACTCGTTTACACTTGAAGGCGGAACTGATATTAGTACAGCAATTACAGGTGACAAAGTTGTTATTGCATATACAGGATCAGGCAGTGGCGGAGCAGGTGATGTATTTAAAACTGTAACCAGTGATGACGGTTCTGCTGTAGCATCTGGGTCAACAGACACATTAAGCGTTTTAGGCGGAACTAATATAGCAACAGCCGTTGCAACTGATACCAAAAATGTTACTGTTAATATGACTGCACATAGTATTAACTTTTTATCTGACGTTGATACAACCTCATCACCACCATCATCAGGAAATGTATTAAAATGGGATGGAGCCAAATGGGCTCCTGGCATAGATGCAACTACCGGCGGTGCAGGTACTGATGCTGATACACTAGACGGTCAAGACGGTTCTTACTATCTAGACTACAATAACTTAAACAATAAACCTACAATACTAGCTCTATCAGCTTTAAGTATAGGTGTTGAATTATCTCCACTTGGTGACGGTGCAATATCTTACGATAATACTACTGGAGTTTTTAGATATAGGCCTCCTACAGCGGCAGGTATAGGTGCGTTAACAGCAGAAATAAACGATCTTACAGCGGCAGTTACCTGGGCAAATGTTCCTAATGCTAATATTACACAAACTTCTGTAACACAACATCAGTCGGCACTATCCATAACCGAAAGCCAAATAAGTGACTTGGGGAGTTATCTTACATCTGTATCTGCAAGTAACTTGTCGGCTATTAGTGTGGATGCATTGAGTGATGTTAATACAACTACAGTAGCACCTTCAGATGGACAAGTATTAATGTGGGACAACGGAAATGGTTATTGGAAACCATCCACAGTATCAGGAGGTGGCGGTGGAGAAGCAAATCAGAATGCATTTAGTACTATTGCAGTTGCTGGACAAAGTAATGTTGAGGCAGATAGTACAACAGATACATTAACCTTTACAGCTGGTTCTGGAATAAGTATCACTACAAATGCAGGTTCGGATACACTAACAATAACCAGTACAGTATCTTCAGGAGCAACTTCGCTAACAGGACTTACAGATGTATCAACTGCAGGATTAAATGTATCTCAAATATACAGGCCTGCTATTGCTATGTTAGCAGTTACCGCAAATGGTTCAAGTGCATATCTTTTCAATAGCCATTATTCAGGTAATAACCCTACAATTTCTGCTTTTAAAGGTAGCACACTTGCATTTGATTTATCTGGTGCAGGTGGACATCCGTTCCAAATTCAAGATGCTGGCGGTTCGCCATACAATACAGGATTGGTTCATGTAACTACTAGCGGAACAGTAACCACAGGAACTAACGCACAAGGAAAGTCTAGTGGAACTCTTTATTGGAATATACCTTCAGGTGCTGGTTCTACATATAGATATCAGTGTACATCACACGGTAGTATGAATGGCCTTATTAGTTTAACGCCGATCTAATATCTAATTATATTATTTTCTTTATAAATTGTTACAATCTTTCTTCTAAGATTGTGTACATTTTCACGGTTAGGTGTGAATAGACTAGGCTTTAATTCACCAGCACTTCTAATTCTATGTGCTTGATCTATAACCTTTATTTCTTCTTCTAATTGTAAAATAAGTTTTTTAACTATTTGTTTAGTATTATCATTAGTAAGGTATTTTAATTTATTTCTATAGTCTTGAATACTTTCTTGTACTTCTTGACTATTTGCTAAACTAGGTAACATTAGCCTACATTTTCCGCTTTTACTACATGATATATATTATTGTCTTGGCTTTTATCACCAACCTCAGTAATAGATCCACCTTGTGAAAGAGTAATAATTTGATGAGGAACTAATGCTTTGAATTCAAATGTTTGCCCTTCAACCAATTCAGTTTCGAAAACTTCTGCATTTTGTGTATTGATCCATCTTATCTTAAACTTTCCGTTGTTTACAAAAATTGTTTTATTACTATCTTTGAGGAATTGCATAGAAGTTTTTGCATGTAATTTTTCAAAAACTAGGATTTTACCTGTATAGTTTTCACCCTTGGCCCAAGTCAGCTCACTGCCCCAATCGTACTTTTTTACATCATCTTTTAAATTTGTTTGTTCCATATTTTACTCTAATAAGTCTATCAGTTTAAAAACTGTTTCTAACTTTGTTAAATTTATTTTACTATTTAAAGTATTTCTCAATCCAAGGTGCAAAGGTTTGGGCCAGTTATTAAAACTTGTCCAAGCGTAACCATTGTGTTCTTTGTTTAAATTTGGAATAAATTCTTCCTCTACAACGCATAGATATGTATGAAACAAAAACTTGTTATCATTACTAATGAAAGTTTCTAAAGGTATTGTTTTTTTAATTTTAACACTACCTATTTCTTCTTTAATTTCTCTTTGCAAAGCTGTCCAAGGAGTTTCTTTATCCTCATTAGTACCACCAACTAATCCCCACAAGTCTTTATGTTTGCCTTGTGTTCTATGTAAAAATAAAAATCTTTTGGTTTTTTTGGTGTAAAATAATGCACCACTACATACTACATTCTGCATGTAAATAGTTATCTTAGAATTTTAATCTCCATGTGCCATGTGGATATTCACCTTCAAATGCTAGTAACCATTCGCCTTTCTGGTACTTATACTGCACACCCGTGTTTAAATTAGTTGTATATATTACTTGATCTTGGCTTTCACTTGCATCAAATACAATGCTCCATTTAGAACCATCCCATTCTACAATATCGTTAGCACTTGCAACAAAGTCTGATCCGTCTGCATTTTTCCATGCATCTGCACCGTCGGTGTTTTCAGGATCTCCTACACTTTCATCTAATAATAGGATTCTAATGCCTGTTGTTTTTAAATCTACAGGACTTGTTTTCAAAGGATCTATAATATAGTTTATTTTACTGTTAGCACCTGTAGGTCCTGTAATTATTGTGTCTGTTGGTAACGTATCGGGATCCCAATTTACAACCATTGTAAACTCATCTAACGGATTAATAGTAACTGTACCTGCAATCTCGTTATCTAAATCACTTCTTTTTAATCTTATCTGCGTAATACCTGCCTGATATGGATCATTAAATGCTTGAATATATTCATCCCAAGTTATTTTGCCTGCTATTCCATTTTCTATTAATTTTATACTTGTGTTTAGCACCAGTAAATCATAATTTCTGTAAGTGGTTGATACAACAGCCGTAGTATCTTGTTTGATATTATCCATATAACCATAATCTCTTTGCTCAACTCCATCTGCATCAATATAAACTTTTGGCTTAATTTCTGCTTCTGGTCTACTGGTATCTTGGAATGCTTTAATTTCAGGCATTGAACTTCTTAAATCTATTGTTCCTTTTGTTTCATCAAAAATACTTGTAACAATGTTTGTTACAACACCTAATTGTTTTACTTTAGTAGGAGGAGATATGTATATAGGAGTTGTAAATCCTAAAGTTGCAACGTCTATTTCGGTTTCAGTGCCCATTGGAATACTTCTACTGCTGAAAGTTGTAGTGGTTAAATTGACTACAGATAAGCTAGTCCAGTCAACATAGTTGTCTGTTGTTTGTATTTCTAAACTAGGATTAAACAACATTAATATCTGTTCTAAAATTTGCAATTTTTGATCAGTATTTGTAGACCAAATATCAGCATTAACAGTCAAAGTATATGGTGTAGGCATTAATCTTTCAACAGTATAATTTTTTCCCTGTGTGTTAAGATATTCATTACCAGATTCATCGTATGCACGTTCTCTTATATTAAGTTTACTAACATAACTACTGTCTGCTAATCTCGCAGTATCCATTTCAAGTCCTGTTACATATACAGCTATACGAGGTGCAGACGGCACTTTGTTTTCAGAATTGCCATTAATAATAGAAGCAACTTGCCTAGTCATATCTCCGTACATAACTGGTACTTGTACAAGTTTACCTTCTGAATCCTTGTAGCTAAAATTGCTTAACATTCTTATTATTTGTGTTAGATATCTTCTAATTTGTCCGTCATAAAAATGTTGCATTTACTTCTTCCACCATTTCTCTATTATTCTAAATATGGGAATAAAAATTAATCCTATTAGACATCCAATAGCAGTACCAAAAGCTAGATCCCAACTTAACGTTGATGCACCACCTAGCCAGTCACTTATTGCATTACCTAGCCCTGCACCAACAACTGCTCCAAGTCCTTTTTGGAATTGCCTTGGTAAGTATTTTTCTATTGATAAGCCTGTCATGGCCCCTATTATCACAACAGCATTATCAACAATACCAAATATTATAAAGTCAATCATTAGTTATCTGCCTTAGGTTTTAATGCTTTACTTAAACTTTGTCTTTCTTGTACAGTTTCACCTGCAATTTTGTTAGTGTTTATGTTATTAACAAAACTTGCTTTCTGTGTAGATTTAGTATCAGTTTGACTCATAGTCATTCTAACATTATCCTCTTGTTTTATCCATCTTCTACCATCATATCTATATAATCTATTTGGTAACATATCTGTCCTTAAAAAGTAATCTCCTTCTGATTGTCCTGCCGGAAACGCAATCCCATGTCCAAATGCTTCACCATTAGGTGCTATTCCGTCACCAATTAAATAACCATCATATCCAGTACGCTTTGGTGTTTGCATAACCCTGTCGGCTAGTTCTGTTGCTACACTTGCATCAAGTTCACTAGTATCTGTAGTAACAATATCAATTTTACCAGTGTCATCTGTAGCTAGTGTAAACAGATTAGTTGTATCATAACCTGCTTGTGATGCATCAGCTTCTGCCTGTTTTACAACAGCATCGTTAATTTCTTTTTGTTTGTTATAATTTGACATCAAGTCACGTAATGTATCACCACCTGGAACTTCTTCGTCTGCTGGCTGATCAAAGATATCCTTATATTCTTGACTATCCATTACTTGTTTTAATTTAATTCTATATAAATGAGGATACCATGTTGGACTAAATCCTTCAGAAGCTCTGCTTACCTCTTCAATAACATAAAATCTCTTCAATGCCAAAGAAAAATCATCCAATGCATATTCATCTTTCAGATGGGGTAATTCTATAACATCACCAGACATTAACTTTCTACCAATAGTTTTCACACTAGAGCTTATATGCACAGTCATAAACAACGTATCGTTACTTAAAAATAGTCCAAACTGTGATAAATTAAAGTCTATATCTGCAACATTGTATACACCTCTTATAGTGTATACATCTTGATCATATTTTCTATCTCGATTTTCTAAAAACAGTAAATCTTGTATGTTTGTTTCCGCAACAACGTTGTATGCAGGCTGATCCGCAGTTGCATCAGCACTATCTACTTGCTTAGGACCAAGGTATTTGTGTATATGTACATCAGTCCCACCAACAGTAAACATCTCATAGATTCTATTATCTATAAATTCGAAATCTTTCCCTTTTTCGGGTTTGTATAAAGACAGTCTCGGCATATACATATTTATCGAACGATAAATACTACGGAGACAGAAGTATATGGCAACATTAACAACTAAGAAGCAAGAAGTGTTTGATTACGCATATAACATGCTAGGTGGCGGTATGGTTGACGTTGAGTTAGACCCCGATCACTATGAAACTGCACTTACAAAAGCATTAACAAGATTTAGACAGCGTTCTGATAATTCTGTAGAAGAATCCTACTTTTTTATGCCAACTGTTATAGATCAAAATGAATATACATTACCAAGTGAGATAATGGAAGTGAGAAGATTGTTTAGAAGAAGCATAGGATCTAGAACAGGCGGTGGCGACGGTGGAACACTATTCGAACCATTTAACTTGGCATATACAAATACGTATCTATTGTCAAGTAGTAATATGGGCGGATTGGCTACATATGACATGTTTAGCCAATACCAAGAATTAGTAGGTAGAATGTTTGGATCATTTATAGAATTTAAATGGAATAGCACCACAAAAAAACTTACTCTACTCCAACGTCCAAGAGCTGAAGAAGACTTACTTCTATTTTGCTATAATTACAGACCAGATGAACAGTTATTAGATGATTACCTTGCAAAGCAATGGTTAAAAGACTATACTGTAGCAACGTGCAAATACATGTTAGGTGAAGCTAGAAGCAAGTTTGCAACAATAGCTGGACCACAAGGTGGTGGACAGCTCAATGGTGACACACTAAAGTCAGAAGCACAACAAGAGATGGAAAAACTAGAGGCTGAAGTATCCACAGCAGTACCAGGCGGTATGGGATACGGATTTAGCATCGGTTAAAAACCACTTGACAAACCCCCTATAATATCGTATACTATATACAAGAATAAGGACTCACTATGATTATAGGTATTTGTGGACTGATTGGCTCAGGAAAAGGCACAGCCGCTGACATTTTAGTTGAAGAACATAGCTACGAAAAACTTTCATTTGCAGACAAGTTGAAAGACGGAGTAAGCTCTGTGTTTGGCTGGGATAGGCAGATGTTAGAAGGAGACACAGATAACTCAAGAAAATGGCGAGAACAAGAAGATGAATTCTGGACAAAAGAAACTGGTGAAGCAGTTACACCTCGTCTTATCCTTCAACTATTTGGTACTGATTGTATGCGTAATGGTTTTTATGATGGCATCTGGGTAAGTTTAGTAAAACAACAATTACTTGAAAATAAAGATAAAAATTATGTTATTCCAGACGTACGATTTGAAAATGAAGCTACAATGATTAGATCATTGGGTGGAAAAATATGTCAAGTAAGAAGAGGGCCAGATCCACTTTGGTGGAGACTTTACAAAGACCTAGGGCAAGAACCAACTGATGTACACAAGTCTGAATGGGCATGGGCCAATGTACAAATGGACTATGTGTTAGCAAACGACGGAACTACTGAAGACCTTAAAAATCTGGTAAAAGGTCACCTTGTTTCCATTTGACGCCATGTTTTTGTATAAGTCGTTGACAGTTAGCACAAATAGTTTTTAAATTACTATGTTTACAATTTGTTAAATTTCCATCTATGTGAAATACATTAAATTGTTCTGCATGAGAACTTTTGTATCCACATTTTTCGCATGTGTTTTTCTTTTCATAACCAACTTGCTTCCATCTTGGAGTACCATAGTTTGCACCACTATGTTTTAAACACACTTCGCATTTCTTTCTATAGTATGTTCTATTATGCTTTTTATAATTTATAGCGGCAGGTCTAGTAACACATAAGGTACATAACGGTCTCATGTTGTATTTAGCTCACCTTTTCCGCCCCTTTTCATATAGGTTTGCCTGGGTGTTTTGAACTTTGTTTGCTAAATACAAGTAGAATGATGACGTCCACGATAGGAGATTAACATGGCAGGATTAGTATCACCAGGAGTATCGGTTAGCGTAGTAGATGAAAGTTTCTACACACCCGCAGAACCAGGTACCCTTCCAATGATATTTGTCGCAAGTGCGGCAAACAAGAAAAACGGTGCAGGCACAGGAACAGCACCAGGTACATTAGCTACAAATGCAGGCAAAGTGTACTTATTAACTTCACAAAGAGATTTAGTAGACAATTTTGGAGATCCGGTCTTCAAAACTGATACAAGCAATAATCCAATACACGGAAGCGAATTAAACGAGTATGGATTACAAGCGGCTTATTCATATTTAGGTATTGCAAACAGAGCTTACGTAGTGAGAGCAGACGTTGACACAAGTCAACTAGATGCTTCTGCAACAGCTCCTGCGGCAACACCAGCAGATGGAACTTACTGGCTCGACACAGCAAATACATTATGGGGCATCCAAGAGTGGAACGGTGCTTCAGTATTAAACAAAGGTCAAGTGTTTACAAATAAGGTTCCAATTGTTTTAACAGATACAACAAAAGTTGTTAACACAGGTTCATTAGGTACTAACGGATTTTCCGGCGACATTCCTGCCAGCACAGTCGGTAAAGTTGGTGATTATGCTGTTGTTGCAACTTCTACTTTGAATAAAGTATTCTATAGAAATACAAGCGGTACTTGGGTACTAGTAGGTAGTGATCCTTGGTGCAAGAGTTGGCCTACAATACAAGGTACTGTAGCAAATCCAACATTTGCTGGAACTGCTTCAATTAGTATTAACGGTACATCTGTATCAATATCGTCAGCTAACACAGTAGCTAACGTTGCTTCTACAATTAACGGACTGTCTATCACGGGAGTTACAGCAGAAGCAGTTGATGGAAAGCTAGAAATTTACAGTGACGGTACAGGTAGTGCCGCACAAGATTCGACTACAGCAGGTGATGTGCTAATAGGTGGTGATTCAACTAAACTTACAGAATTAGGAATTACTGCTGGCACATTTTATCCACCAGCATTGTCTATAGCTAAACATACAAATATTCCAGAATACAAAACCGGTGACACTTACACTAGACCAACAGGGTCTGTATGGATTAAGACAACTACAGCCAATCTTGGTGCAAAATATTCTGTGAAAAAATGGAATAATAGTACACAGCTTTGGGAAACAACAAACCCAGGCATTTTTCCATCACATAGAGAAGCAATTTATGAAATGGATAAAACTGGCGGTGGAGCAAGTATGCTTACCGGCGATTTGTATGTACAGAGTAACGTTGCAGGAGACACAAAACCTTTAGGTACTTTTAAACTATTTAGAAGACAAGGTATTGCTCCTACAATTATTACAAGTAACAAAATTATTTCAGGAAGTATTTCTGCAGGAAGTAAAACGTTTACTGTAGCTTCAACAGATAATACACAATTAGCATTCAATACACCAGTAACAGTTTCTGCAACTTATACAGGCGCAGTTGGCGATGCAGGTGTATTAGCAGGTGCAATTAACACAGCTAACATTGAAAACGTCAGTGCTACAGTTAGTGCAACTAATTCAGTTGTAATATCACATGCATTAGGTGGTGAAATTAAATTTGTTGATACAGATAGTGTACTAACAAATGCAGGATTTTCACCTTACGTTTCAACTTCAAGCGGAACACCTAATTTGCAATATGCACAAGGAACATCAGGATCAACAAGTCCATTACAACTACAAGCAACTCTTTGGAGAGTACTAAGCTACACAGCTAGTGATACACAAGTAACTGCTACAACTACTGAAGGTACATTATGGTATAATTCAACAGTTGACGAAGCAGATATTTTAGTTCATAACGGTAGTGAATTTGTAGGTTATGTTTATGATGGATCAAGTGGACAGAGTTCAACAGCATCTCCATTCTATGATGCAGATAGCACAAAAACTCCAGATCCAGAAGGACCTCAAGTTTCAGCAACAGCACCAGTATTACAAAGTGATGGAACTGCACTAGTAACTGGAGATTTATGGATTGACACTTCAGACTTAGAAAATTATCCAAAAATTTACAAGCATAACGGAGATAGAACTGATCTTCCTATTGCAAACAGATGGTTTGTAATGGATACAGGAGATCAAACAACAGACGAAGGTATACTTTTTGCTGATGCTAGATACAATACACAGGGAGCAAACTCTGCTTCGCCTGGCACTATTGCAGACTTAATGGCAAGTGACTACATGGACCCAGACGCTCCAGATCCAGCATTGTATCCAAAAGGCATGTTGCTATTCAACACAAGAAGAAGCGGCTTTAATGTTAAAAAATATAGAAGAAACTACATTAATACAGCAACAAACAATACTAGATTTAATGATCAATCAATGGCGGCTTATCATGCAGATCGTTGGGTAACTGAATCAGCTAACCAAGCTGACGGATCAGGATCTTTTGGTAGAAAAGCTCAACGTAAAGTTATCATACAATCATTACAAGCTATGGTTAACAGTAATGACGATATAAGAGATGACGAATCAAGACTCTTTAACATGATGGCATGTCCTGGTTATCCAGAACTAATTGGTGAAATGAAATCACTTAACTACGACAGAGGATTAACAGCATTTGTGGTAGGAGATTCACCGTTTAGATTAAAAGCTAATGCAACTGACATTAATAATTGGGCTACCAATGTTAACAAAGCAGTTGAGGATAACGACAACGGGTTGGTAACATCAGATCCATACTTGGCAGTATTTTATCCAGGTGGATTTACTAGTGATAACTTTGGTAAAAACGTTGTTGTTCCACCAAGCCATATGATGCTTAGAACTATTGCACTTAGCGATCAAGTTTCGTTTCCATGGTTTGCACCAGCAGGTACAAGAAGAGGTGGAATTACAAACGCAAGTTCAACAGGATTTATAACAGCAGAAGGCGAATTCAAATCAGTTGCATTGAATGAAGGATTGAGAGACACATTGTATGCTAACAATGTTAACCCAATTACATTTATTACAGGTGCAGGACTTGTAAACTTTGGGCAAAAAACTAGACAACTTACAGCTAGTTCATTAGATAGAATTAACGTTGCTAGACTTGTAATTTATCTACGTAGCCAACTTAACACTCTTGCTAAACCTTACTTGTTTGAACCAAACGATAAGATTACTAGAGATGAAATTAAAAATGCGGCAGAAAGTTTAATGCTTGAACTTGTTGGCCAAAGAGCATTATATGACTTCTTAGTAGTGTGTGACGAATCAAACAATACTCCGGCAAGAATTGATAGAAATGAGCTGTATTTAGATATTGCTGTAGAACCTGTCAAGGCAGTTGAATTCATATACATTCCACTAAGACTCAAAAATACTGGAGAAATAGCAGGACTGTAATTATGATAAATAATATTAGATTAGGAGCAAAATAATGGCAATATCAACACTATCAAAAATGACTGTGCCTTTGGCAAGCGGCGATTCTGCTAGTAACCAAGGCCTGTTAATGCCTAAAATGCAATATAGATTTAGGCTATCTTTAGAAAACTTTGGTGTTTCAACACCAACAACAGAACTAACAAAACAAGTAGTTGATGTTACTCGACCAAACGTAAGTTTTGATCAAATGACAATTGACATTTACAACTCAAGAGTTTACCTAGCTGGTAAACATACTTGGGAACCAATCACTATTAATTTACGTGAAGATGTCAATAACAATGTTCAAAAACTAGTTGGCGAGCAACTACAAAAACAATTCGACTTTTTCGAACAATCAAGTGCGGCATCAGGTTTAGATTATAAATTTGCAACAAGAATTGAAATACTAGACGGTGGTAACGGTGCAAATACACCAACAGTACTTGAAACATTTGAACTTTATGGTTGTTACCTTGAAAGTGCAAACTATAACACATTAGCATATTCAGCAGGTACAGAACCAGTTACAGTAACACTTGCTGTGCGTTACGACAACGCTGTTCAAACACCACAAGGTACTGGTATTGGTACTGCAATTGGTAGAACAGTTAATACACTAGTTACAGGCGCTGGAGCCTAACAGCAACAAATCCTAATCTATTAGAAGGGGTGTTTAGGCACCCCTTTCTCTTTATATACGCACTTAAATTCAAATGATAAATATTAATAACAGGAGATTTATTTAATGGCTAATTTTAATGGATTTTTAGATAACCTAGCATCAGGTGCATTAAATCCTAAAGGAAATTTAGCAGATTTTCGTCATGCGTCTCGTACGTTTGTTGATGATTCATTTAGGCTTGCTCCAAAAGCAAAATTTCTTTTCCATGTAGCATTTACATTTGGAAATTTAGCATTGAAGAGTTTTCCAACATTTGAAAATAGACACAAGCTAGAAGCGGGACTATTAGTAAAGTCTGCAGACTTACCTAAGTTTTCTGCAATGGTAGATACAAGAAAAAAATACAATCGTGTAAAAAACGTTCAAACAAGTATATCTTATGAACCTATAAATATTACATTCCATGATGATAATTTAGGCATAACAACTGCTATGCTTGAAGCATACTACAGATACTATTTTGTAGATGGACAATATGGACAATATCCTGTTGCGTATAATAGAAGTTTCGCAAGTGGTTCTGCAAGTCCAGGAGATAATACATATGCTGGCCCAGAGCTTAACAAGTATCGTTATGGTTTAGATAATGATTCTACAGACCCTTTCTTTACAAACATTCAAATTAGTCAACTATCCAGACATACATACACTACCTATACATTGGTCAACCCAATTATAGAAAACTGGGCACACGATTCAGTTGACATGTCTGATGGTAGCGGAACTATGCAAAACCAAATGACAGTAAAGTATGAAGCAGTATGGTACGACCGTGGACCTGTAACAGCAGGCGCAAATGGTGATCCAAAAGGCTTTGGAGATTCTGCACACTACGATACAACACCAAGTCCAATTACACTAGCAGGTGGAGGCAATGTAGGGTTAGGTGGAATACTAGGTGCAGGTATAGATTTATTTGATTATGCAAGGACTGGTAAAGGTTTTAGTAGTCCTTTATCAGCTATACTAGCAGGTGCAAACTTGATAGGAAATGTGCGTAATTTAAACTCTGATGGTTTAAGGGCAGGTGGATTTAGTGTTTTAAAAGACACCATTGGCGGCATTAGCGGGTCTGATGTAAGTGGTGTTGCAAATACTATTTTTCCTAAATAAAGGATATTAATATGACACAAGACACAGCATTACCTCCCAAAGAAAAAAAGTCCGAACAACGAGTAGTAGAATTCTTTGACAACTATTTTAATAAAACATTAGAGTTTTCTGCAAATGACTTTGATGCTGTTGTAGGATTTTTTACAAAAAGAGATTTTGATAAGACTGCCGCAATATCTGTAAGTCAGGCATTGTTAACACAAGCTAAACTTGACCAAGTTAATGTATTCCAATTGATAGATACTTTAAAAGGATTCGACGAAGTACAGTTAAGTAAAGTAGTAACACAAGTTTTAAACTTCCAAAGAAATAAATCATCTACATTAGGTTTTAAAATTACTCCTACATTTGAGTACGGTGAACGTAGAAACGTAGTGGTGTAATATGGCCAGGTTTGCGTCAGGCAAATATACCTTAAAGAATCCCGAAAAATATTCAGGCAGGAAAACTCCAACGTACAGAAGTAGTTGGGAATTTGCTTTTATGAGATTCTGCGACGAGCATCCAAGTGTAAGTCAATGGGCATCTGAAGCATTCAAAATACCATATAGAAATCCACTGACAGGAAAACATACTGTATATGTGCCAGATTTTTTTATTGCATATACAGATAGAAATGGTAAACCTAAAGCAGAGTGCATAGAAGTAAAACCTGCAAACCAAGCATTAAGAGAAAAGGTTGGCAGAAGTAATCACAATAAAGCAAGTTACATATTGAACCAAGCAAAGTGGGAAGCCGCTAGGCATTGGTGTAGACAAAATAGGATAACTTTTAGAGTAGTTACAGAAAATGATATATTCCATCAAGGAGGTAATAGATAGTGATAATAGACTATAAAGAAGAGATATTACAAAAATTATTAAGGAATCCAAACATAGAAACCACTAATCATGGTTACCCTGACAAGTATGGTGTAGGTGCAAAGTTTTTACGTAAATGGGATCATTATCTAAAGGAAAAAGAATTTTTTGTTCAAAGGTGTAATTTAGACGGAATGAAAACAGCAATTGATGTTGGTACAGGAATAGGATTACTTCCTTGGTTATTAATGAAAGAAGGAATCAAAGTAGAAGCTACTGATATAGGTGATGAGTTTGAAGGAGAAATATATCCATTATGCTGGGAAATAATTAATCTCAAAGTACATCCTATGTACATCTATAATAGAAAGCCTATGAAGTTTCCAGGAAAATATGATTTGTTTACTGCTACTAGAACAACGTTTGATTCACTAGCAACTGCTGGTCCCGCAAAGGAATATCTAAAGCAAGGAACAAAGTTTGATTGGGTATTTTTCTTTAATGATGTATTTAAACATGTAAAAAGAGTCTTTATTAAAACTAACAATGCAGGATCAGGTAAAGGATATGATAAATGGATGCGTAAATATTTATGGAATCCAAAATTTGAAGGGTACGGAAAGCCTTATAGAGCTTGGTATATCAAAATTGACAGAGAAGAATGGGCCAAGGATCCGCTATCAACACTAAATAATACTAGTATTTAATGGAAACTATTATGACTAAGAAACTTGAAGACCTTCTCAACCTACCTGATTCAAAAGAAATTATTGATCAGAGTAAAGAAGAAAAAAAAGAATCTGCTATTGTAGAACAAGAAGATACTATACGCAGTATACAAGAACTTGATAAGATTCAAGCCGCTTTACCACAGGTAAAGGGACTGGGAGATTTAGGTGACGGCGAACTAGACGAAGTAGCTGTTAAATCAATGGATGCTTATGAAGACCTTATGGACTTAGGTATGAATGTAGAATCACGATACAGCGGTAGGATATTTGAAGTAGCAGGGCAAATGCTAAAAACAAATCTTGATGCAAAAAATGCCAAGTTAGAAAAAAAACTTAAAATGGTAGAGCTACAGTTGAAAAAAGAAAAGCTGGATAAAGATATAAATCCAAACGGTGAGATAGTTCAAGGCGAAGGTTACATAGTTGCAGATCGTAACAGCATATTAGAAAAACTCAAGAATATGGATAAATAGATAATATAGGATCAGTATCATGAAAAAATTTGCAGAATATCTAACAGAGTCTAAAAAGACTTATAAATTTAAAATACGCATTGCAGGTGAATTACCTGAAGATTGCGAAAACAAAATGGAAACAGCACTAAACAAATACGAAGTTGTGGCGTTTTCAAAAGGAAAAACAACACCAATTTCTGAAAAGCCATTGGACTTTCCACAATTACAAAACCAACAAGTAACACACTTTGAAGCAGAAGTAGGTTATCCTGTAACAAGTCATATGTTGGAAAAATACCTGTGTGATAGCATTCCTTGCTCACATGGATATTGTATTGTAAGAGGAGAGTTTGATCCGGTTGAAGAATACCAACCAGACAATCCAGATAACAAACCATATGAAGCAATACTAACCACAAAAGAAATGGAGTCAGCTGATCCTGATTGCCAAGACAAAGTAGGTGGAAATAGAATTATGGACCTACTAAAAGAATTAGAAACTGCAAGAAAAGAAAGAGAAATTGACCCCATTGAAGGTGTAAAGACGGGCGAGTCAAAAGACATTGGTGATACTGAGAATACCAAAAGTCCTATAGGGAGCAAATAATGCGAAATTTTATTACCATTGCTGAAGGGCATAAAGTGCTTACAGAAGCAACATTTGATAAAGAGATAGATAAGATTATCGATAAAGTCTTGAAAAGCAGTAAAGGTAAAATGATTAACAGAGATGCTGTGTTGAACAAAGGGTTTGATATGGCACTTGCATTAGATGATAGTAAAGAAAATGATAATATTTTTACTGGTATCAAAAACTTTGTAGTAACAGATGACTTTTTAGAAAGACAATATTTTGGTAAGTTAGCTAAACGCCTGGGATTACAAGGCATGTTTATGAACAATGGTAGATATATTAATGCTACTGATGTTGATGAATTTGATAGGTATCAAATAGGAAGAGGCGATAACAAAGATGCCATGAACCAAAACAAGATGGGACTGCTTCCAGGTACTGTTGCAAAGAAATTCAAAATTGATTTGAACTTAAAGGGAGGTGCAAATGATCCCCAAGCTCAAATAAAAAATTCCAAGCCAGGAAAAGAATGGAGAATACAATCAAACGGTAAACGTTCTAATTTTAACATAGACAGAACTGCACCCTATGTAGACAAGATTAATAAAGATAATGTAAAAGTTCGTACATATGGTAGTGTAGAACAGTTAAAGAAATTCTTTGGAGATGATGCTAAAATTAAAGGTGCTCCTAGCGATGCAAAGACAGATGTAGCTAAAGATGCAGATAAAGCAGGCGGAATTGTTATTACTGATGACAATGCAATGAAGTATATTAGGAGATATAAAGAACTTTTAAAGAAAGCTTCAAAGAACGAAGTAATGATGGCTAATATAAATTTTAGATCAGTATTTGGTGATCTTTACAAACAACTTAACGAAGACAAATTATCATCTGACGAAGAAAAAGAATTACAAGATATAATTAGTGCATTTCAAGTTGCACTAAAATCAGACAATTTATATACAGATGCTCTAAAACGAGACATGAAGGAAATTGTAGATAATTGGAAATATGATAAAGAAATAGCAATAGCCGCTGAAAAAGAAAAAGCAAAAGCAAGTTTTGATGCCGCGGCAGATAAAGCGGCGGCGACAAAGACAGATGTAGCTAAAGATGCAGATAAAGATACATCAATAGATGATGTAGGCTCAGAAGAAGACCCAGATAAAACAGCCCAAGATATTAATAAAGATGCTTTGGGAGATCCAGCAATATATGATCCTAACTTTAAGGATGAAATTAAAAAAGACAATACACCAAAAGGTGCTTTGGCAAAGTTTGCTAAAAGTGGTAAAGGTGGACTTGCTAATGATACTGACGAAGTAGATGCTATCAAAGAATTACAATCAAGATTGAAAGATATGGGCATCGGAATGACCATAGATGGCAAATATAGCAAGGGTGTAGTTGACGCAGTAAAACGTGTACAAGAAATGCTAGGTGTAAAACAAGACGGTGATGCAGGACCAAACACTATTGGCGCAATAATGAAAATGGGTAACATTCCAGGTATAATTACTTTTTACGATGACCTAAAGAGAATGGCTGAATTATCCAAACAGGTAAAAACAGAATCACAAGAGTTTAGATATTTCATGAACGTACTCGAAGGTGGTAATTTGCTTGAAGCATTGTCAGCCGCAGAACAGAAAGAGTATGCAGACTTGTTAGCAAAGCATAAAGCAAAGTTTGAAGATGCGGATGGATCGTATCAAATGTCACTACCTAAGTCTGTTCAAGATTTGATGAGGCAAGTTATCAAGAATGATCCTAAGGGGATAGAATCTAGTTCAGGTGCAGGCAAGGATGCAGATAAGGCAGGTAAAGGTAGATTCATTCCGCTTCCACAAGATATATTAGATTACTTAGGATTACCTCCAGCAACATTTTATATTGACACTCTAATGGATGAGAGCGAAAGTGATTTTTACATTTTGAAAGATCCTGTTTCCAAGCAGGATCGTGTGCGATCAATACCCGGCGCCGCTAAGGTATATGTTAGAAATGTTCAAGTAATGGCAAAGGTTACCGAACCTGAAGGCGAAATGATACAAAAGTATTTAGACGACAATGGTATACCCTACGGTAAAGACATTAAAGGTTCCATAGAAAGTAATAAAGAAGATTTATCAACACCCATTGGCCAAGGACAAGACAATCAACCAAATACTGGTGGAGAGACTGGTGGAGAGACTGGTGGAGAGACTGGTGGTGAAACTGGTGGTGAAACTGGCGGAGAGAC